CTTGAAACTGTGCACGTCAATGGTGTCGAAAGATATGGGCATACATATGGTGGACATTTAGATGGTTATACCTACAATGCCGTTCAATCAACTTACGGGGATTGTGGATCGACATTAGTTGTCATCAATTCGCATATCACCAGAAAAATTTTGGGAATACATAGTGCTGGTTGCAACTCAGGAGGCTTTTGTGCCATGTTGTTTCAGGAGGATTTACCTGATTCATATGTGCACGAATCTGCCCTTCTTTGCACGCCTGATGTTAAAACCGATGACATTGTTATATGTCAGCATCAGTGCATTAAACGTTGCGAACCGGATAAGTTTCTCGAATTTGAAATTTTTGGACAAGCATTTGATGGTGAAAAACCATTGCCTCAATATCATCCTGAGGAAACAAAACTCTACAGATCACCATTGGCATGGGAAGAAAAGTTCGGAAGAACACATGAACCAGCCATTTTATCTGTTAGAGACACGAGATGTACACCAGGAACACATCCATATGAAGATGCAATGAGCAAATGGTCCCAGCCACAACCCGATCTCGATGAGAAGTTGGTTGACTATTGTGCGAGAGAGATTGGAGAGTATTTAGCAGAACATGTCGCTTCAGCTCATTACCGATGTAAAGTTCTTACACATGCTGAAACAATTAACGGCGTTTCTTGGATTCCCAATTCAAATCCTGTTTACAGGAATTCTTCAGCTGGATATCCTTGGAAACACTTTGAAGGTGTTTCTAAGAAGGCAGTCTTCTTTCATCAAAACGAGGAGACTTTGCTTCAAGAATATGCCGCCAATCCTTTGGGACAAAAATTATTACATGCAGTCGATAAACTAATTGATGTCGCCAGAAATAAGGGTCGTTCAGCTGTCGTTTTTAGTGGCTCTAGTAAAGATGAACCACTTAAACTCAAGAAAATCTATGGTGCAACTAAAACTCGCTCCTTTGCTGGTGCACCAATTGATTACACACTGGCACAGCGCAAATATTTTCATACTGCCGCTGCTGCTTTGAGTTCAATCAACGACAAAATTCCAATCAAAATTGGAATTGACCCAAATGGTCCTGACTTTGATATTCTCTACCATTATCACACAAAAGTCTCATCTGTTGGTTGGGATTCTGATTATGTTGGCTTTGACTCAAAAGTGCCCAAACGAGTTTTTCAAGCCATACCAATCATTTACAACAGAATCTACCAAATCAATGATCCAAAATGGAAGGAAGAGGATGATACTATCAGAAGTTACTTGCACAGTGTATTGCATGGTCCTCTGATCATGTATTATGATAGCATTGTGCGTGCGCCTGGTGGACATGTTTCAGGACAACCGTTGACAGCTACTGACAATTGTCTTATCAACTTGATCTACATGCTTTATGCATGGATGAAACTTGCCAGGAGGAATGGCAAGAAAGATCTTGAAAATGCAGATGCATTTTGGGCAAATGTTAGGACCTCCGTCTACGGTGATGACAATATCATGACAGTAAAAGAAGAACACCTGAAATGGTTTAACTTCGTCACCTATCAAGAAATCATGACTGAACTTGGACAGGAAGTCACCGCTGCTGATAAGGAGTCTGAGAAGAAACCCTTTCAGCACATTTTGGGTTTGAGTTTCTTGAAAAGAAACTTCAAGAAAATGGGTGCATATTTTGTTGGAGCGCTTGAGCTACCTAGTATATCTAGGATGCTCGCGTGGACATCAATGAATGCCACCCACAAATTCTGGCTAGAGCAAGACCGAGTCGAATTTGAGCATGAAACCATTGCTTCAACAATGGATAGTGCTCTTCGAGAGTCAGCAGCACATGGACGGGATTTTTATAACGCAATGAAGGCGCACTTACGACAGTGTGCTTCACGCCATGGCATTATCCATCCACATTGGCCATCATTTGAGGGCATGTGTGCTGTCATTTTAAGACAGCCGCCAGCCTTCCC